TTGTTTTTTAAGACATTAAATATGAAACCTTTGGTAGAAGAGATCGTTGACTATAAGTGGAAGGAGCTTAAACATGGTTTTGAAAGTCGTAATTTACCAGAAGAACCTGTGAAGAAAAATGACCACGCAATGGATTGTCTTAGATATTTAGTTCACTACGTTGAAGATAGTGATTCGCCTACAGAGCAAAGCGATGACTATGGTTTATGGGGTATGTTTGGAAAATCTAAAAAGAATAGTTGGATGAGTGCATGAATATAAAAGAATTACATGAAGTGTTTGATGCTATGGTTATTAATGATTCAGAGTGGTATAGTGCTGCAGAAGAATCAATGCGATTTTACACAGGTGGGTTTGGTACAGGGCAATGGGAGACAGAAGACTTACAGACATTGCAAGCAGAAGGAAGACCTCCACTACAACTTAATATTATTTTACCAAAAGTTAATTTAGTTACAGGAGTAGAGCGACAAGGGCGTTCTTCTTGGAAAGCAAGACCTGTAGAATCTGATGATGAGAACGAAGCAATGCTTTCTACCTCTCTTTTATATCATTTAGATCGTAACAGAAAGTTACAAAGCTTATTTAGTAGGGTATTTAAGGATGGAGTCATTACAGGGCGCGGTTGGATTGATGTTTGTGTAGAGCCAGGTAAGTTTTATGATGGGGAAATAAGCATTAAACGTGAATCATGGGCAAATGTGCATATTGATCCAGAGGCAAGGACTCAAGATACAAACGAATGGAATTATCTAGCAAGAAGCAAGTACCTTACCTTGAACCAAATGCAAAAGATGTTTCCAGATACCGCTAAAGATATTAGTTCCGTAGAGGATTATTTATCTATGCCTCAAGGTATTAGCCAGGAAATGGGTTCTTATTATAGAAATGCAGAGCCAATTAGCTCCGCGCATCATTTAGATGAGGTAGAGCAAAAAATTCGTGTAATTGAAATGTGGAATAGGGAGTATGAGCGTGAACATTACATTATTAATAAAGCTACTGGGCGTATATCACAAAATGGTTTTGAAAATAAAAACGCTGCTGGAGAACAAATTAGAGACTTACAAGCTATGGAAGATGCAGCGCAGGTTAAAGTAAAAACCGAGTTCGGTGTGATTAGTCGAGTAGTTCCAAAGACATATTTAACTATTACTGCTGGGGCGCATACACTTCAAGAAAAGAAAGCCAATCCATATATGCATAATCAATTTCCTATCGTACCTTATTTCTATCATTTTGAAGATATGGGTGATTATGTAGAGACATTTGGTCTAGTAGAGAATATGAAAGACCCACAAAGGGAAAAAGATAAACGCAGATCGCAGATGTTAGACATTATTAATCGTTCTCCTAGAGGTGGAGGAATCTTCGCAGGGAATAAAGTATCGCAAGAAGAAATGAATGAAGCATCTACTACAGGACGTTGGATTGGTATACCTGGATTCAAAGGTCGTGTAAGCGACTTTATGCAACAATGGTCAAACTCACATTTATCGTTGGTCAGTAGCATTGCAGCTATGGAGCAGAAGGCAGAGATGGATGCGAAAGAGATTAGTGGTGCTACTGATCCTATGATGGGTATTGCTACTTCTACAAAAGAAAGTGGTATTGCAGCTCAAACAAGAATCAGACAAGGGATGATGACCTTACAAGAGCAGATGGAGAACTTGGACTTTACCAAGTCAACTGTATTGATGCAGGCGATTAAAAATATGCAACAGTTTTATACCGCAGATAAAATTAAAAGAATCATTGGTGCTGAAACAGAGAAAGCAGAATCTCCTGAAGAAGCACAAGTAATAGAAGAAACCATTAATCGTTTTTTAACTAACTTTGAAAAGTTTGAATTTGATATTGTCTTAGACAAAGGTGAAAATTCAGCTACCATGCGTGCAGCGAAAGCACAGCAAGTAGGAGAGTTAGTACGAAATGGATTCGCAAGTTTATTCCCTCTATATGTAGAGCTTTCTGATATGGAAGCGGGTAGGGATATACTAGAAAAATTTGAAGAGGAACGATCCGCACAAATGCAAGCGCAGCAAAGGCAAATGCCGAATAATACGGGTAAATCGTAACTCCTAATAACAACCCCCTAACAAAAGGACAAGGTACAATGGAAGAACAAACGAACTACATAGACGAAGCCAAGGAAATTGCAGGCACAGCAAGTGACGAAGTTTCCCCTGAATCAAATGTAAGTGAGCAGACAGCAGAGACACCTGCGGTAGAACCACAATCATTCAAAGTCGGAGAGAAGGAATTTACTTCGGTAGATGAATTGGTTGAGTATGCTTCTACAACAGACAAGTCGTATAGAAATCTTCGGGAACTCAATGGAAGACAAACCAATGAACTTGGTGAGTTAAGAAAATCCCTTGATGAGATTAAGATGAACGTAGCTCCAAAAGAGCCAGAAGTAGAACTACCAGAGTATGATCCCTATGACATTAATTCGGTCTTACCACATATCTCAAAACAAATAGAAAGTAAATTCGCAGAAGAGCGAAAAGTACAAGAAAGGGAGATAGCTGCAAGAAAAACGAAAAATGCTCAACAGGAAATGATTGATAGTTTTATTAAAAAACATCCTAATCTAAATAACGAAGAACTAACCGCAGTTGCAAAGTTTGGAGATGAGCGCGGTATTGCACTAATTGATGATGCGTACACGTTAATGACAATTAATAAAGAAAAGAGTAAAGCGAAAACCGAAGGAGTTAAACAAGTAACAGATAAACTCACTCAAGCCGACCAAGTGCCAACAACACTTTCAAGTGCTACGGGTGGGAATAAAACTGCTATTGATTTTGACTCTATTTCTCAAAGTGATTGGAATAAATTGCCACCAGAAGTGCGGATGCAAGCTTTGCTTGATACACAATAATAAACTAGGAGTAGTAAAATGAGTTGGGATACAGCTTTAAACGTTTCAAGATGGGCAAAACAACTTGCTTACGAAGTAGGTAAGGAGATTTATTTCTCAAAGTTCATTGGGGACACATTTGAATCCATGATCGTATCAAAATCAATGCCTGAAGGTAAAGGTAAAGATATGACTTTTGGATTAGTTGGATACACAGGAACAGCAATAACTGGTGATAGTGCATTAGAGGCTAATGAGCAATCTCTTTCTTCTCACGAAGTAGTAGTTACAACAAGTCAAAGACGATTTGGTGTGATTAATGCTGGTAATTTTGACGATAGTAAAGTTCTTTACAATTATCGTACAGAAGCACTTGCACAGTTAAAAAGACAGTATGCTGAAGATCACGATGCACAGATTTTTGATAAATTAACTATCACAAGTGGTGCAGGCGCATTCTTAAGAGCAGATGATTCTGCTTCTGTATACGCTGCATCTGATCCAAAAGCTAACTTAGCTGCTGCTGATTTAGCAATAGCAGGTGATATATCTAAGTTAAAGAAAATGGCTATGCTTGGTACTACCAAAAGCTACAAGATGAAGCCAATCAGGGTAGACGGAAAAGATTACTATGTACTTCTTCTTCATCCTGAAGCTGCTTATGATCTTGCACAAGATTCTACTTGGAGAAATGCACAGCAATATGCCAATATCCGCGGTGAAGATAATCCAATCTTTTCTGGAGCATTAGGTGTATATGATGGAGTTATTGTTCATGAGCATGAAGGAATTACTACTGCTGCAGATGGCGGTGGAGGTTCTGTTGCTTATGCTCGTAACCTATTTTTAGGTGCAGGTGCTGCTTGTCATGCTAAAGTTGATGACATGAGCTGGGTTGAAAAAACCTTTGATTATGGAAACAAACTTGGTATTGCAGCTGGTCAAATCTATGGTGTAGCTAGAAGCACATTTAATAGTAAAGACTATGCAGTTATGCAGTATTTAACAGCAAGGACTGACCTCTAATCAGTAACTAACTAAGGGGCGGGTTTCGGCTCGCCCCGCTTTAGGACATTATGACTTTAACAGAAATAAGAGCAGAAATTAGAAATATTACAGGGGTAGATGATACCTCTGTTGTTGCAGATTCAGTATTAACTGATTTAATTAATAAAGGTCAAAACCTATTAGCAGATGAAGCTAATCTTTTTTATGGATATGCTACTACGGACACATCTGCTTTGAATGGAGTTGTACGATTAACTTATGCATTATTTAATGGGAATGGTGTTACCGATTTAGATTTATGGGAAGTATATGAAAATAGTGGCGCACCAGGAGGAGGTTCAGCAATTCCTAATTTAATTCGTATTTATAGAGCGGATTTAGATGACGAAAAAATGACTCGTATTGGTATGGATCAGATACATAACATTTCTAGCGATAATGCATCTTTAAATATGCCTAGCGCATATGGATACTATATTGATGATATTAATATTGGTATTTTCCCTAGACCTTCTTCGGGGAAAAAAATTAAATTATATTATTATCACTTGCCTACAGCATTATCTAGTAGTAGTGATGTTCCTATGCTAGATGCGCGATACCATGAATGTTTAGTATACTATGGATCATGGAAGGTCGCAGAAAGATTAAGAGATATAAATTTAATTCCTTATTTTAAAAATGAATGGAATGAATGGAAGGAGAAAATAGTTTTAGATCGTCAGCGTAGAGCAGGTGAGCCAAAATTTAATATCAATTACAAGGACTTTTAATGCCTCGTTTGCAAATAAGAAATTTTTCAGGTGGGTTAGTAACCAATCAATCTGATTTTGATATATCTGAAAATCAATATACTGCATTTACAAAAGTTCTTAACAAAAAGCCTGGACGATTAGAGCGACCAAAAGGTGAACAAATTGTAAGCTCTGCAAGTGCTGCTACAGATGTACAAACCGAGTTAGTTGTATATAGAACGGAAAAAGATGCAAGTGATGCAGATACATCTACTACATGGTGGGTATATGGTAATGGTACAGTTCTCAAAAGACAAGATACTTCTACAGGGACAGGTGGATCATTTAGCAATATTACTACAGGTTGGTCTTCTTCTCCTATCTATGATTTTTTAGTACATAATCAAGTATTAAGAATTTCAGATGGCAGTTTTTCTAATAA